GATGGGTGTTCACTAACAGTTGATACTGCATTAAAATTTTCTGCACTAACTACATTTGATATTACTGCTGTAGCATTTGAACTTGCATTATTTAATTTGTCAAAACTTTTTATGAGATATGTCCCCTGACGTGATGGTACTGTAATTGATGTTGCTGGTCTTGATACTTTTGTTACAAGATTTACAGAGTTTAACCATTCAGCAGTACCATCAGTTTTTTCAGAAAATCTTATTTGATAAAATGCTAAATCTAAATCTGATATTGCATCATAACTTAAATGAGCATCTTGACCTGAAACATTACAAGTAAAGTTTTGAACATCTGATGGTGGTGCAATAGCACCTACTATTTTTCTTTGTGCTGAAACATAACTTGATGAAACTCCTAACGTATTTACTGCTTTTACTCTTACATCATAAGTAGATTGGTCTATTACATTTAAAACTCTATGGTTTAATCCTGACCCTTGTGCATAAATAATAAAATTAGAATCTGTACTTAATTTATATTCTACTTGGTAAAAATCTATAAATGAATCAGGACTCGCACCAATAGATACATCTAAAGCTACAATTACAGTTCCATCGTTATATTCAATAAGTTGGTCAGATAAAGTCACACTTGCTGGTGGTTGAATAGTAAATGGATTTGGTAAATTAGTTGATGGTGTCGAACTAACTTGTGTTTTACTAGCAAAAGTATAATGACTATCTTGATATTCAACAAGTGATAATCCTATTGTAAAATCTTCATTAAATGTAAGACCCATAACTCTAAATGCTTTTGCAGAAAAACCTAATGAACTATGTGTAATATTTACAATATCTCCTATGGCTAAATCATAAGCATCAAAGCTAACATTTAATCCAAGAGTAATCGCTTCTCGACTTCTTCTTAGTATAACTTCAGCCATTTCTTCAGATTGATATGGCGAAGTCAATGTCTTAAATGAAAATCTACCCTCTAATAAAAATCCACCATCAGCAGTTTTCATAGTTGCGTGTTGATCTGCACTTGGCAAACTACTATCATCGACAGGAGGAAATTGAACTTCATCTACTTGGAAGTTTCTATCAGGATTTACAAAACCAACTATAACTCTATTGTATCTTTCATTCTTTGTTGGAATAGATAAATTATATCCACCAATAATATCATCTTCTGTAAGTGTTATTGATGCACTTCCTGTTGTTTCAATAATAAGTTTATATTTACCACCTGTATATGGAAGATAACCTCTACAACCTTTTAATAGTTCTCTAACATTATCTATAATTTTTTGTGATGTATCTAAAACTGTATTTGTATCAAATAAATTTATATCACTTGCACCTGAAAATGGTGTAACTTGTGTGATGCAAACTTGTGAAGCATCAAAAAAAGATTGTAAGTCTATTTCTGATGTTGCTATACCTTTGCCATATCTTTCATTTCTTAAATAATCTAAAATACAAAAAGCTGGATTTGTAGAAAATGATGCAGTTTGTTCAGATAAGTCAGATGCTAAAGTTACAACTTTTTTACCTTTTATTTTAGCTTGAACTTTTGGTATTCCTGTAAATGCGTCTTGATTCCATTTAAATCTTAATGCTAAATAACATATACCTCTTAATCTATGATTGCTTCCCCAAGATGATAATGTTGATAATAAACTAGATGCTGACTGATTATCTGTACCAAAAAAAGGTTGTATTCTAATTAGACTTTCACTATCTTTAAAAAAATTACTGTCACCACTTCCAACTTCAACTTCTGTGCCATCTGATAGTGAAGATGCAAATGTGACTACCTTATCATCTACTCTAACTTCTTCTATTGAATTAATTTCTCCCTCTGACATAACAATAGCCATATATAAATAAGTATTATCTGTTCCTGATGTTTCCATAAAGACTCTAGTTCCACCAACAAGTCTTTCTCCATAGATTATAGGAATATTTGCGTCATTAGATTGTTTGTTTAGTAATATACCTCGTTCAAAATCATCAAATTCATTAGTACCAAAATCTTCTATTTCAGGAACTTTTGGTCTTAATGCCCATGCAAGAAATAATGAAACACCTAATGATACCAAAGGATTTGCACCAAAAAATTTAAGTACAGGAGATGCAACCTTACTTATAAATTTCCTCAAACCCATTATGCTCTACCCCATTTAATATCTTGAACTGTTTGTGATGAAAAATCCATACCTACATCTCCACTAAAAAATCTTTGTTGTGATGTATTATTTGTTTTACGACCATTTTTTTTTTCAAAATCTGCCCAATTCGAAACAATACTTAAATTCACTTGACTATCTTTATCTGTTTCTGAAATATCAAAGCTATCTATTTTTCCACGATATAATAAAAATGGGTCTGCAATCAAAGAATTAGAATCGTCTAAAAATCCCCTAAAAATATCTACACTATCATTTATTACATTTTCTCCAAGAACTGTTGATATAAATGTTTGGTCTGCACCTGACAAACTAATACCTACACTTGATTTAGTTATATCTGTTTCTTCTGTATGATTAGTAATACCCAATATAAAATCACTTGCGTTATAAGTAACCGATGAGCCTGATATTGATGATGTTAGTGAAAATGAACAATCTGTGATATTAACAGGAGTACCAAAACCAAGAGTGATAAGGTGGACAGGTCTAATATCATTTGTTGCTAATTCGTTTTTTACTGCTGTCGTTAGTGATCTCGTCATAATCTTCTATAATTTTTCTGTTAATTTTCATTGTATCATAAATGATCCATTTTGCATTTTTACTAGGAAACTCGTTATTATTCAATTTTAAATTTTTAATATCTATATCTTCTGCATTAACTATTTCCTCTGCTAATACATCAACATTTATGTAATACTTAATTTTATAAAGTTTCTTCGACATCAAATTCAAATTGATACAATAAATTACCATCTTTATCAGCACCTACTGTTCCAAATTCTTGAATATCATTTGTTAAATGAACTGTAAAAGGAACATTATCGTAAGTGACAACAGAATCATTTGTCAAAGCTGTTATTAAAGGTGGCTCGATTGTAAGTGTTGCTTCATTAGAACCATCTGCTGTAACATCAGCAACCACCATATAGACTTTAGTATGCGAAGCAAAACTGACAAAATCTCCACTTTTAAAAGTGCCTGTCATAGCATCTACATTTATTGTTGTATCTCCAACTGCGTGTGTACCATTAACTAAAATAGTACCACTTGCATTACCTCTAGCATCTTCTATTTCAGGTGGTATAATTGTAAAATTTTCTTTACCTGATCTTTGCTTGATTATAAAAGCCATCAGTTCTCCATAAACATCTGATCTTTTTGCTGTTATTATTTTTGCAGTAAAACCAAATCTTTGATTATCAATTTGTCTTGCAAGTTTTTTACCTGATTGTGATTTAGATATAATTGTATTCTGAATAGACTTAATGCCCATTGTTTCAAACTTTGAATTAGATATTGGAAAAGCACCTGACATTAGATTAAATTTTTACTCCCTCTTTCATTAACTGCGTTATTAATTATTTGTGTAATAGTTCCTCTGTTTCTTACTAATAGATCATCAAAACCACTTGCGTCTAAAGTATTAATGTTAAAATTAACTGTTGTTTGTCCACCACCTGTACCTCTTGCTGATTGTGTTATTTGACCTGTGCTGTTTGGTATAAACATTTCAGCACCTCTTTCTCCAACAACAACAGGTTGACCTTTTGCTACTGCTCCACCTTTAGCAAAACCTAAAAATGATCTTGCGGCACTAAACAAAGAACCACCACCATTTAAAGCGGCTCGTTTTTTATGTTCGGCTGTAATTAATTTCTCAATCGCAAGTTCTACACTTTTTCTTGCAACAATTTCTATTAATGCACTAATAATATTTACTAACAATGATCTAGCCATATTTTTAAATGTGTCTGATAATTTTTCGCCAAATACAAATGCTCTTGCTAATCCTTGTGACATTTTTGTAATTCCACTATTAATACTTTCAACAATAATCATTCTTATATTTTTAAAATTATTTTCTAAATTTTTAATTGCTCCACTATTTAGTTCTTTAAATTTTTGAATAGCTTTTTCTGTAGCACTTGGAACTCTTACAGATAATTCGTGTTCAAAATCGTGTATGATTTGTAAAGCTGATTCTAGTGGCTCAACAAAACCCTCATTAGCATCTGCACCTTTAAGTATGTCTGATAATTTTTGTGCTTCTTCTGTTGTTTCTTTTGTTGCACCTGTAAATTTTTTAATTCTTTCAATAAGATTGTTTATAATTACACCTGTTCCAATAAGCACTTTAATAGTGCTACCAAACGCAACTAATAATAAACCCAAAACATCTGTTAATTCTCTAAAGTTATCTGCTAATAATTTAATTCCTTTAGCGGCTGTAATTGTTGCTTGTGCTAAATTTGTTCCAATAACAATCGCTATTCTTTCTAATTCATCTGCATTTTTTTCTAAAAATTTATCTAAGTCTCCAAATTGATTTTTTAACTCTGTAAAGAAACCAGCATCTAGTAAATTTTTTTTAAATGTAAATATTTTATCTCCAAGCATTGACAAAGTACCACCAAATGTTCTTGCTAAATCATCTGTAGCTTTTCCAAATCTACCACCTCTACCAAAAACATCTTCAAATGCTTGTACTGTTGCTTGGATAGATACTGTCGCACCAGCTTTAAAGCCAAGCATATTTCTTACACCTTTTTCTCTAAATAAATCTGCCGCACCTATACCAGCACTAAATGATCTTTGTATTTGTTCAGATGCAGTTCTAAAATCTAAACCTGTGACAGCCGCAACATTACCTGTTATTTCTAACATTTTTTGTAAATCATCTGCGTTATCTGTGACAGTTGCTAATATTCCAGCACCTGATTGAATTTCTTCAAGTGAAAAAGGAACTTGCGATGCAAACTTT